CTCTGAGCCGTAATAGTATTAATGGTAATCTCGGCGTCACCTGAACCACCCGTTACCGTTAACACCTGAGAGGCGGCATAACCAGTGCCCTGCTCTATCACCGAGTAAGTTGCAATTGAGCCGCTGCTCACTGTCTTAACCAGAATCTTTGCGCCGGTCCCTGACCCCGCGCTTACTGTTGTTGCATAAACCTGATTAGCGGCGTACCCAGATGTGCCTGCCGTTGTTAGTGTAGTGCCAGCAACAAGGCCCGCTTCAGTTGTAACGTCTACAATTTCAGAAGGGTGGGACTGTTGCAAATTACCTTTTGCATCGGTCCATGAGTAGATAGCGCAGTATTGTATCGTTTTAGCGTTAGGATAACCGCCCACTACGCCGCTTGAATAAGATGTGTTTGAGTATGACCTTTGCGTTAGTTTGCGTATGGCTGGATAAACAACAAAGTTGTTCTCAAATATCTGATTACCGTCATAGCCATGTAAAAAACCGCCAGTTCCCAGCCAAGTCTTTTCGACATCAACACTTGCAAGTGTTCGAGCAGGGGCAAAGTCTACGGTAAACAAAGAGATGCCAAAGCTGTTATCAGGGTAGTCGCTTGTGGAGTACTGACCTGCTGCATAAAATTCATACCCAGCAAAACGAGAGCCGCCGAACACGAAGCGCGTAGATGTGTCTCTTGCGGTCACGCGCTGCACGCCGTGCCAGAGCCTGCGTGTTTCCCTTCCGGCTGTAAGTCCGCCAGGGTTTTCTGTGTCTCTTCCGTTAGGTGGACAAATTGTTATCCACTCAGAACCAAAGCAAGCGCAGCATTCGCCTGTTCTTAGTGCGCCAATAAGCTCACCGTCAGCGTTAACTAAAACAGAGTTGTTGTTTAGCCCTCTTTGAAGCGTAGTAGAGCCTGACATATCAGCATAAAGAGCGTTGTCGTTTACTTGAGAAATAACGCAATAATTCTCTGCGTTGTATCGAAAAAAGTCGGAAGTAACAGTTGCATTGAACGCAATTGTTTTAACTGTTGATATGGCAAAAGAACCGTCGTCTCTGCTTACGGCATAAGACCGAACAAAATGCTGCGGCATTATTGACGCTTGCTGTGTCGTTGTTGACGCTGGCGTAGGCGGGACACCTTGGCCTAAAGTGTTATCAATAACGCCCGTAAGGTTTGATGCGTATGTGCTGGCATCCTCAAACCATAAGGTACAAAACACGTCGGCGGCACCTGTTGCGGAGCCGGTAACTGATGCCGCTGTTCCATTTAAAAGCCAGAGGTCACCAGTTCTTCCGCTTGGTGCCGTGGTATCTGCTGTGTAGGCATTTTGAGCAGACAAATCGTCTTTTACTGACACCAACTGAACTTTTCTAGTGCCGGAATCGTTAATCGTGTAGCCGACAATAATCGTATATGAGGCTCCACTGCTGCCGTCATTAAGGGCTTTTATCATTAACCCTGTGGGCGTATATTTGTTTATCCCCGACCGTGCGTCAAAAATATTAAACTCAGGATCAGGTAGGCCCGTGGAAATTGTTCTCGGTGACGTAGATGAGCCTACAAGTGTTACGCCGCTTCTAACCAGATAGGTCAATATAAGCTCTGTGCTGGCAGAGTGAAATGCTAGGGCAATGGCCTCGCTGTGCGTTGTGCCTGTGCAGTGGTCCATTTCAAACACGGGGAAATTTGCTGCAAGCTCTATTTTTGTGCCGCCGTTATCATTTAAAACATTTTTAGAGCCGATTGAAACCGCGTTTTCAGGGCTCGCGCAGTTAACAGAGGTGTAGTAAAGCGTGTTATCACTGGAGCCGTCTACCCATTTAAATACAATGTATATTCTGTCTCCAAGTTTGGCACATTGCGGTTGGCCAAACTGGTAAAGACAGTCGGCATCAGTGCTTGCATCTGTATCAATAGCAATAGCGTTACTTGCTATTAGGTGACGACTTACAAGCATAGCCCCCGTTTCAATGTGTTCGACATCGGCATAAATCTCGTATTCGGTCCCGTACTCGTATCGATTGGCAAATTTATATTCTTCCCAAACATAAACGCGGATACCATTGTTTTCCGCTATTTGGGCGTTTCCTTGCCGCCTGTCTATTTGTCTGCGCTTAAAGTCGTTTTGCGCAGTACATGGGATGTACGTGCCCTTGTTGTAAAGACCTGACCCGCCAATTTTTGAATACAGATTAGAGTCGGCAACAATAAGAGTCTCATTTTGAAACTTAGCAATTGCTTTGCCCGTGCTAATGTCGCCTGTTTCACCATAAGCCTCTTTGTCTGTTCGGCTGTCGGTTAATACAAAACCGCCGCGCTTAGACACTTGGCCCTTTTTGGTAAATTCAACGTTTAACGCTTTTTTTAAGGCATCCGGCTCGCGAGATGAATCAGATGATTTTTCATCCATCCCCTTAAGCAAAGCAAACGATAATGTCTTTTTCTCTAGCATTGTTAAAACACCCACAATGAAGCCGTACATGCGACCCCATCACTCTTTAGGGCAATGTATTGCGTTGGGTTAATGTTTTCCGAGTCAACAACTTCAATAGTGGCTTTTGCATTAACAGAAACTGTAATGTAACCCTGATACTTTCTTCCAAGGCCGTGATAAACGTTTTTCGTCGTGCTTGCTGTAAATTCAATGCCGGGGATTAGACGACCATCGAGTATTCCGCTTGACTGTAACGACAAGACCACCTCCTCGATTCGGTCCTGAACCAAGGTTAGGTTTGTGTCGTCAGTCCTGTGCCGCTCGTACTCAATCATAACTAAACCAGGTTAATGTAATCGTCTAAGTAAGAAGTCGTTCCAACATTTACATCTGTAATCGCATAAGACTCGCCAGCGTCACGTTTGCCCGCCGCCTGCTCGATACGCTGAAGCTGCTGCTGTTTTTGTACAAGTAGCACCTGAACGTCTGATTCTTCTTTCTGAAGGCATTTAATCGCTGCATCGATAACAACGTATTCCTCGTAGCCGCTGACCACTTGAGGGGCTTTACCTGCAATCGTGTCGGTCGTGGTGCCTGCGTCAAACCTAGTTACTTCAGGAACATAATAAAGAGTGGCTGTCCCAGACACTGTAGGGTCAGGGATGAATTTAATCAAATTGCCCTGAATGTGATACATCGTGTTTGTAGTTGCTGAAGCAATGATTCCAGGGGAGTTGTAAGCTGCCCGTTCTTGAAACGAGTACGACCTTAGCCGGTAAGTAACACCCCCGACATCCAAATCAACGCCGAGAGCCTTGTAGAATGTAGTGGGCAGGGCCGTGGGGCTTGTTGCGGGAAGAGTGTAAGCCTCTTCTTTAACATAGTAATCCTCGAACTTAGTTACAAGGATATCGTGAAGCTCGGCCATAGCCACGTTGATGTAGTCAACAACTTCAGCATCAGAGACAAAGGTAGAGCCCACCATATCCGCACGTCGGCGAACCGCTGTGATTAAGTTGGCCAACGTCAGGGTATTGTTCGGCATACCTATCCCCCAAAAGGAAAAGCGGGGGCACGTAGCCCCCGCTCAATTAATCCATCATGGTTGCCAAGTCGGACATCGCACTGACGACCGCATCGGCATCATTATCTTGGATGGCCTTGAGGAATTTCTCCCCTGCCTCCTTCTTCATCAAGCCGCTATCATCCTCTTCCGAGCCATCTTTTTTGGCCTTTTCAAGAATCATAAGGGCAAGATTACCTTTGCCTTTCATGGCAAGCTCCTAGTTAGGTTACACTGCTGTTTTTCAGCACAATCATAAAAGTCCATGCGCTATTAACCGGCGCGGCATCAGCGCCTGACAGGTTTTGACAGTTAAATGAAACCGTCTTAGCGCCATTAACATCATGAGCCTCAACACCCAGAATGAGGTTATCCTCGCCCGTGGTTGTTTCTGGCCCCAACTGCGCGCTTGCAAAAAGCAAATCAGAGTACTTGTCCTCAAGCGTAACAATCGCTACTCCGCCAGACCAGTTTCCAACGCTGTACCCTGCGCCGTTAATTTTGGTGTTTTGACTGGTGCCATCGGTAGAAACCCGACCGGCAATAATCTTCACCTCACGCTCAAGCGCCTGTACATCTTTAAAATCTCTACTCGCCATAACTCAATCTCCCTTCAGTGAGTCCGAATTATGCCAATTTAACGCGGCAGTTGTAACCAGGTGCATTGCAAGAAACGTTACCGTAAAAACCAATGCGGGTTTCGTAGGCATCAGCATCAGTCACACGAAGCATGTTCTGGCCATCAAGGTCAAGAATGCTTACTGCGGCACCAAGGCTGTTAAGAGTCCAGGTGTTCATCTGAAGCATCCATGCGACGTTTGGCTGCGCGTTGTGGTCAGGAATAACCTTCATGTGACCACGAGGCCCGTTCAGTACAAGTGCATCAAAACCAATGCTTGCGTCACTGGTGGAAACCTTGTCGTACTGAACCTTGGAGCCCAAAGCTTTCTCAAGGTTTGAGTAACTAGCAAAGTCCATAAAGATATGGTCAGGTGCCCCGCCTTCGCGAGCAACCAAAGAAGCGCCTTCGATAAGAGCTTCTTCAATCGGCAAAGCAGATCCATCAAACCGGTTACCACCCAAACGGG